GAGGCTGCGGCTGCGGCTGGTATTACTCAGTCGTTTCAGGATATGTTGCGTCAGCAGGCTAATGCTCAGGCTAGTCGCCTTGCTGCTATTCAGGGTGCTGCTGGTCAGAATGTTGGTGCTGGTGCGCTTGCTGGTTCGATTGCTGGTGAGGTGCAGGCTGCCGAGGCCGCTCCGCGCCTGTCTGCTGGGCGTGGTGTTGAGTTGGCGGCTGATGTTGAGGGTCGTGCCACTACTGCGCGTAAGGAGCGGGCACAGGATTTTCGTAAGTACTTGACGCAGTCTCGTGCTGATATTGAGGCGAGTGAGCGGGAGAAGCAGGCTGCGCAGATTGAGGGTGCTGCTACTGCTAAGGCTTATGATTTGAAGGAGAAAGATTATCAGCGTGGCGTTTACGAGTCTGATCGTAATTACAATCTTTCTTTGGCTAAGTACGAGTCGCAGTTGGCTAAGGCTGACACGGGCCAGATTGATGATTTGATTCCGACGTTTTCCACCATGGCTAAGGAACTTTCTTCTAAGAAGGGCACTGGTGGTTACGAGGGGGAGATTACTTATACCGATTCGCGTGATGGCAAGCAGAAAAAGATTGACGTGTCGGGTGTTGCGTTTGATCCTGCTAAGAAGTCGCAGGCTCAGCGTGATGCGTTTTGGAAGAAGTATGTTGAGAAGAAGACGGGGGCTAAGATTTCTGGCGTTCCTGTGCGGACTGTTGAGCGTGGTACTACGAAGCGCGCGCCTTCCGAGATCGCGGAGATGATGTTTGATTCGGCGGGAACGCTTGGTTCGTTTAGCCAGCAAGAAATCTATAATGCGATTATGCGCACTCCGTTTGGCATGATGAACGCGGCTGCTGTGCGAGAGGCGTATCAGGGGTAATACGTTGCCCCCGACTCCTCGTAACCCCAAGAAGGGGCCAATCATTATCACGTCTGGGCCGGGTCGTCCGGCTCCGATTAAGAAGCAGCCGCTTCCTGCTTATGGCCCGTACAAGTTGCCGCTTACTGATACTGAGAAGCGCATTGTAATTAGGAAGCGTACGCCGAAGTTTGTTGAGACTTCTCGTGGTCGTATCGCTACTGGTGGCGGCGGGGTCGGGTTCTTCACGAAGGGCGACAAGGGCAAGATCATGGATCGTGTTCGCGAGCGCGCTATTGAGCGTCAGGATACGCTTGCGGCTCGTGCTGAGAAGACGCGTGTTGCTGGGGAGCGGAGGATTGCGACTCCTGATTATTCTAATTTGAGGAAGATGATTTCTGAGAAGAGGAAGAAGGATGATGATCCCGGGTTCCTTGGTGGGCTGGCGGATGATTTGGGCCTTGACGATTTTTATACGGATAACGTTTTGCCGGTTGTTGGCCGAGCGTTTGGCGAAGTTTTTGAGACGGCGAAGGAGACTTATGGTGTTGGTCTTGTTTCGCCCGGTGTGACGATTGCTCGTGCGGCTGCTGGTGCTGTCGGCAAGGAGCAGGATGTTGATAAGGCTTTTGATTATGCTGCGGAACTTGTTAAGGGTGGTGCGGCTATTGCGAAGACGCAGGGCTTTGATCGGGTTAAGCCTTATGTTGCGAGTGTTATTGATGGGGCTGCTGCTTTGGGTAAGGGTGGTGCTGATGCTGTTGGGAGTGTTGATGATTTCTTGCAGACTGAGGTTCCGATTTATGATTCGGCTAAGACTTGGGCTGATCGTAATGCTGTGCGGCCGACGAAGGATGCTGCTGTTGAGGTTTTGTCTCGCGTAACTAATCAGCCTATTAATCGGCGTATTGATAATGCTGACGAGTTTGATAGGAACTTTATTTATCAGGCGAATGACATTACGCAGCGCGGTCAGGAGCGCGAGTCTGCTGCCCCTCAGGAGCGTCGTGATGTGTGGATCCAGATGGCACTTGGCGAGTATGACGATCCGGCTTGGGATGGCTACGAGTCTCCGTTTACGCGTGAGCAGTTGGGGCGGATGTCGGATTACGAGTTGGCGAATGCTGCTTACGGCACTCACACGAGTAGTATCTCTGCTTTGTTTGAGGCTGCTAAGAATGACTTCAAGAAGATTGGGGCCATGCCTGCTGCTCTTGGTGCGCTTTCTAAGCAGATTGAGAACTCTAAGGACACCGGAGATTTCCGTGGTCTAGGGAATATGGCTGAGTTCCTTGTCCGGCAGGGCGTGTCGAACATGGTTGCTTTGAGCAAGGCTAATATTTATGTGATGACTGGTGGGCAGGCCGGTAATTATGAAGATCTTGTCCGCGCTTTGAAGGCTGAGCCTATTCTTACTGGTCTTGATGTTGCGTCTACGGCAACGATTTATGGTAAGGCTGCGACGTTTGGCTTGAAGTCTGGTGGTGCTCTTACTAAGGCTGGTGCTCTTGCTGGTCGCGTACCGGGTGCTGCTCGTGCCGGTGAGGCGATTGCTGGTAAGGCGGGCAAACTTGCGTATGGGGAACGTTTGGGCGCTCCGCTTATTCGCGGACAGGAGGGGCCGTCTGGTGTTGTTGGCGCTCCGGCTCTTGGCGCTCCGCTCCGCGCTGCCGCTTCTGCTGGTCGTGGCCTTCGCCGCATCGCTGACGTACAGGAAGTACAGGTACGAGACCCGGCCCTAAGCGCCCTTAGTGATGTCACTGGTGTGCAGATCGGCGCTGACCGAACGTTCCGCCCATCGTCTTCCTTCTTCTCCAAGGCTTCTTCCCTGCTGCGCAAGCGGCTCTACGAGGGAACTAACCCAGTGTCTCGCGCTATCTTCAAGCGTGGAGAGGTCGCTGACGCTAGCAAGTTCCGAGCAATTACTTCAGCGGTCGTTGAGGAGTTGGGTACGGAGCGAGCGGCTCCTGTGGTTAAGGCGTTCAAGGAGATCTTTGACGAGAGTCCCGATCTTGCGGTGCGTGTGATGTGGGATTTGAGTGGTGCGGAGTCTGTCCAGTTGCCCTCTGGTTTGGGCGGCAAGGTTATCCAGTTGACTCCCGGTAAGCGCGCTGACGAGTTGGAGAGCATCCTTGCTGGGAAGTTCTGGGTTAAGCAGGGCGGCAAGGAAGGCGATGATGTTTTTAGGTTTAGTGATGAGTCTCCGGGTGAGGACTGGAAGAACGTTGTAGCCCAAAAGCCTAAGGGTCTTGACAAGACTAGGGTTATTCAACTAAACGACATTGAGCGGTCGAACATTGAGCAGAACATTCTTCTGCTTCGTAGGATTGACGAGTTCCCTGAGGAGACTGTTGCGCTGGCAAAGGAGCGCCTTGAGGCTCCCTACCGTGAGCAGTTTGGCGAGACCATTGGTAAGCGTATCGGCGGCCGTAAGGCTCCTGATGGTTCGCTTGTCAGCACAATTGAAACGCAGGAACTGCAGAACATGCGTTATATGGATTCTCTTGATGTGGATATTGATCGTCGTGTTGCGGATATTGATCCTTCGGTTCAGGCAAGGCTGCGGTCTAATCTTGGAATTGGCGCTCCGACTGGATTGAATCGTCGGGCGCTTGCTGGCGTTGCTCGTCTTCAGGATGAGACCATTGCTCGTTTGATGCCGCTTGTTGGTGACGAGTTCCGTGCTGAGATTGAGAAGATTCTTGGCGAAGAAAAGTTGAACATTGAGAAGCGCCTTACCGAACTGCAAGGTCAGCGTGATGCTTCTCTTGAGGCCCAGAAGGTTGTGTCTGAGGTTAGCGATGCGCTGCTTCCCGAGTTGGAGTTGGAGGTCAGACTTCTTGAGGAGAAACTTGGAATTCTTAATGCTGAGAATCCTGCGATTGTCAGGCTCACTTCGGAGGAGGCGTATGACTTTGCTTCTAAGGCTGTAGATTTTTGGAAGGGCTTGTTCAAGAAGACGCCCAGTAGTCCCGATGCTGCTAACAAAGTCGGTTGGGACGAATCGGTTGCCTTCATCGCCCCCGGCGATGCGCTTGTGGAGAAGACCGGCGATGCGACTGGAAGCAACACTGGTGGTGTGTCTGGTTTTTGGACTGGAAAAGACGGGACTAAACTTTATGTAAAGGAATACGACAATAAGGCTCAGGCAATTGGCGAGGTTATTGCTAATGAGATTTATCGTCGTCTTGGTATTTCTTCTCCGGTAAGCAAGATTGTTGGATCTAAGTATGGTTTTAATGGTGCTGTTGGTAACGAGATTGTTCCTGTTTGGAAGTTTGATGGGAATAGTTTTGATCCGGACGAAATTAAGTCTCTTTCCGAAAAGGTTACTAACGGTATTGTTGCTGACCTGTGGCTTGCTAACTGGGATGCTGTTGGGCAGGGTCTTGAGAACATTGGGATTAAGCAGGGAGAACTTGGCGGCCCAATCAGGATTGATCAGGGTGGCGCTCTCTTTCATCGCGCTCAGGGGGAACTGAAGACTACCGAGCAACTAGAAAACTTCGACATTGAAGATTTCGTAACCCAAAATCCTAACTACAAAATAGTTATTAACAATGCTGGTTATAAGACTGTTGGCGAAATTGATGGTCTTGCTCTGCAACTTCTTTCCATCCATAAACTTATTGACGATTCTGGTGGCATTAAAAGTTTTGTAGATGAACTTACAGGGCCGTTTGAACTCCCTCCAACATACGCAAGTAGCCTAGTCAATCTTCTAAAGAAAAGACTTGCTGTACTTGATAAGCAAATCAAGATTTCTGATGATGATTTGGCAACGTGGGAAAAGTATTTTGTTAAGCCTGATGACGAGGCCAAGGCTGCTAGTGCTGTCGATGTAGCCGATACGGATGTTCCACCCATTAGGCAGTCAAAGATTTCAAAGATGAAGTCGGCGCTTAGTTGGTACATGGCTTCTGGGCATTACTCAATCAACAATGCTCTTCGTGGCAAGACCAGCATGAACGCCGAAAAGCAAGCAGCCATTAGCGCACTTGACGATCTTTTCGATCTTGCTCCGAGGACTGAGAAGCCTATGGTTCTTTTCCGTGGAGTTGGCGAGAAGGACGAGTACGACAATATTGTTCCGGGTGACACTCTTTCCGATAATGCTTTCATTTCTACGTCTTTTGATCCTAAAATTGCTGAGAGTTTTGGAGATGCTAAGCATCCGCAGGGAAT